GTTGAATTTTTTGATTGAACAATTGAGGATGCAATTATATTTCCTTTAATAACACATTCGGGTCGTTTAATATATTACACTACAGAAACAAACGATGCTACAAATAAAATATATAATGTAAACCCATTAGCAGGAGCGACAAATAATCACGGTGTTCCTATAAGTGAGTTAAAACCTGCCATTCGTCTTTATGCTATAATTAAAGCAATAGAAAATCAAGTAGGGTATAATTTAAGATTTAGTTCAGATTTCTTTAATAGTACTAATTACGATTTCTATAACTTATACCTATGGCTACATAATAAAGAAGGTGGTTTATTCCAAGACCAAGATGCGCAGTATCAAATAACAGGATTCAATACGGTAACAGGAGATGTAGGTAAAATACAAGGTGTGACAAGTAAAACCTTTGTAAATACATACAATGAAGAAAACGAAGACAGAGTACTTAGGGTCAATGTTAGACCAAGTTCAATAGCTGCATATAATCTTGTAATAAAAAAAGATGGTGAAGAGTTTAAAAGATTTGACAACCTTACAGGAGTAACGACTAACGGAATAACAGACTTTAAAAAAGAAAACATTGAAATTCCAAATGGTACTTACACATTCTTTATAGAGACTGAATCAACATCAGATTACGAAGTAGATATAAGTGTTGAAGTTAAAAATAATGGAATCTTTGTACCTAACTACTCAATCACTATAAAAAATGCAACAGCTTCTTTTTCAACTGATAAAGATGTAAATATAACTACGATAATACCTGAAATGAAAGTAATAGACTTTGTTACAGGGTTATTCAAAATGTTTAATCTTACAGCTTTTCAAGATGAAAGTGGAACAATAGTAGTAAAGTCATTAGATGAATTTTATTCGTCAAGTTCTCAAATATGGGATATCACAAAACATCTTGACAAAGAGGAAACAGTAGTTGATAGTATTTTACCTTTTAAGGATATTGTTTTTAAATATAAAGGAACAGAATCTTTTTTAGCAACAAATCATAATGAGTTGGCAAATACAGAATGGGGTTCTTTAGAATATAAGACAAGTGAAAAGTATGATGGTAAAACGTACGATGTTGAATTACCATTTGAGCATTTTAAATATGAGCATTTATATGTTACCGATGCAGGTGTAATACAAACAACAACGACACCTGAAGGTAACGAAGAAAAAACTAATAGCTTTGTACAGTTTGGATATTCAGTTGATATAAACCAAGACCCATACAAAGGAGAGCCATTGATATTTTATGCAGCAGGTTCTTTTACTAACATTAGAGTTATTAATTTAGATGGTAGTGCAAATACAACAGCTGTTGCAAATCCTTATATGCCATTAAATTCTTCGAGTATTTTAAATGTATTTGGAGAAAGTGCATATCAAAACCTAAACTTCAATGCAGAGTTTGATGAATATTCAAGACAAGTAAATCAAAAGACATTATTCAAAACGTATTATGAAAACTACGTAAAGGATATGTTTGATAAGCGTAAAAGAATTACAACAGTAAAGGCTTATCTACCATTGGAGATGCTTATTAAGCTAAACTTAGCAGATAAGATTATAGTGTTTGATGATATATACAGAATTAATAAAATTACCACAAACTTTGAGACAAACCTAAGTGATATTGAGCTTACAAATATATTTGAAGAAGTAACTTATAAGACTATTGTAAAGGTTGCATCTAATTGTTTAACAGTAGACTCAACTTTAAAAACTACTGATGATGTTGTCTTAACTGTAGATGCTAATTGTGATACTGAATTTACAATACCAGATATAACAACAGTAGTTCCAAGTGAGATACCAATTAATGATCCCGAACCTGTGTATGACGAAGTACCTTTGGTTGTAACACCACCAACAATAGCAGAATATCAAGTAACAGTTCCAACATCAACTTCAATATATTTCAATTATGAAATAACAGCTATGGGTAAATTAGGAGAAACCCCACAAGTTGATGAATACGGATTTTTGTATTCTACAAATGAAAATGATTTAAATGCAAGTAATGACGTAGATGTATTAAAAGCAACAAGTGGTATAAATTCTGTACCATTTAAAACAACATCTTTCTTTACTGTACCGAAGGTAGCTAATTATGAAAAGAGTGGCTTAACGCATCCTACAACTTTTTATTGGAGGTTTTATGCAAGAACTAATACAGATACTAAACACGCATTTGCAGACTCTATTTCTAATGTATTCAAAGCATCTACTGTTTCTGCTCCTGTAAGTCAATTTAAAAATACAACAGGCGAAAGACTAACTGATTATATTGATATTGATACTTATGGATATTTTTGGCAAGAAAATGAGTTTAGTGGAAGTATTCCATCACCTTTAGTACAAGGTCAAACAGGACAGCAAATAAGACCACCACAACAATATTGGAACTTAAATACTTATAGAAAAATTATAGAGTGGTTTACAAGTATATATGATCCAGAGATTGATACATTATATCCATTATCACATACGTTTAAATATATTGATCCTGTTGGTAATGATGGTATATTTCAAATGACAGATATAACAAACGCGCAAATAATGTATCACAAGAATTTATTTAATCAATATGAAATCTACATAGTAGGAGGAATTTACACAAAAACAGGCGCAATAATTAGGTCAGTATTTGGTGATTCACTTGCAGATTTTGAAAGCACGTCAGGATGATACAGAACATTATAGATTTATTAGGAGTTGCTAAAGAGCAACAAGAAAGAGGAAAATATATAGATATTGCTTTAGGTAAAAACAAGCACCCTGAATCAATAAAAGAAGCATATCAACATTTTAAAAATTTTAGCTAATGCAAAAAATTCAAGCAGAAATAGAATTAAAATATAAAGAAGCTGTTTCTAATTTAAACGAGTTTCAAAAGGAATATGATAAATTACAAACTGAGCTCAAAAAGGCTAATAGTGATTTAGCTAAAAGCATAAAAAATATAGAAGGTTCATCTAATCTAGCAGCAAAAGGTGTTAGAAAAATAGGTGGAGCTTTAAAAGCAGCTGGTCTTGGGTTAGCTATTGCAGCATTTGCACAATTAAAACAAGTTTTTGAAGAAAATCAAAAGGTAGCTGATTTCTTTAGTATTACTTTTGAAACATTAAGTTTAGCTTTTAATGATTTTTTCAACTTCTTAGATGCTAATGTTGGAACTGTGATAAATTACTTTAAATCTATATTTAATGATCCTGTACAGTCCTTAAAGGATTTTGGTAATGCAATAGTAGATAACTTAATAAATAGATTTGTACAATTAGGTGAAACACTAGGTTTAGTAGGTGATGCAATATCTTTACTTTTTGAAGGTAAATTTGCAGAAGCACAATTAAAAATTAAAGAAGCAGCTATAGAATCTATTGATGTTTTTACAGGAGTAGATAATACGCTTGAAAAGGTAACTGATACAGTTGTTAATGCAACAGATGGTATAATAAATTATGCTAAATCAACTCTTAAAGCAGCAACTGATATTGTTGAATTAAATAAAGCATCAGAAAAAGCAGCAGCATTAAATCAAGGTTTAATAGAGGATTATGATAGACAAGCTGAAAAGCAAAGACAATTAAGAGACAATGAGTTTAATACTATTGAAGATAGAATAAAAGCAAATGATAAATTAAAAGTTGTTTTATTAGAGCAACAAACATTAATGAAAGCAAATGCACAAGCGATAGTAGATGCTGCACAAGCTCAATTTGATAAAAATGATTCAGATGCAAATGCTATAGCCTTACAAGAAGCATTGAATGAACAAAAAGCAATTGATGCAACTATTACTGGCTTTATGTCAGAACAAGACTCAAATGCTAATGCACTTAAAAGAGAAGCTTTAGAGTTAGAACAATCTAATATAGATGCTACTGCTGAAAGACAAATTGCAAATCAAGAATTTGTAAATAGTAGAATACAAGGTGAATATCAACAATTGTTAGTTGCAAAAGAGCTTGCTGAAGAAGAATTTAAAATTGAAACAGAAAGACTAGAAAGAAAAAGAGATCTTTACAAAAAAGGTACTCAAGCTTATGCTGATGCAAACAATGAACTATTAAACTTTCAACAAGAAAACGCAAACGAACAACAAGAGATAGATGAATTAACAGCAAAAGCAAAACTAGATCTTGCATCAAATGCTTTAGGTAATTTAGCAACAATATTTGGTGAAGAAAGTAAAGCAGGTAAAATAGCAGCTATAGCACAAACAACTATAGAAACTTATAAAGGAGCTACAGCAGCTTATTCATCTTTAGCAGGTATACCAATAGTTGGTCCAGCACTTGGAGCAGTAGCAGCAGGAGCGGCAGTTGCAGCTGGATTCGCTAACATTAAAAAGATACAATCAACTGGTCCTTCTGTTCCAGAAGGTGCTACACCAAGAGGATCAACAGCACCACAACCACCATCCTTTAACGTAGTAGGAACATCACCAGAAAATCAACTAGCACAAGCTATTGGAGATAAAGAACAAAAACCAGTTAAAGCTTTTGTAGTTAGTAATGATGTAACAAATGCACAAGCACTCGATAGAAATATTATAGATAGTGCATCAATTGGATAACAAAAAATAAATATATTTATTGTAATAATATGGACATAGTAGAACTTTTTATAGACGAAAATGATGAGGTTTCTGGAATAGAAGCTATTAGTGTAGTTGAAAGCCCAGCTATTGAGTCAGATTTTATAGCACTTAAAAATCAAGAATTTAAACTTGCAGAAGTAGATAAAGAAAAGCGCATTTTAATGGGTGCAGCTCTAATACCTAATAAACCTATATATCGTAGAAATGGTAAACAAGAATATTATATTTACTTTTCAAAAGATACGGTAAGAAAAGCAAGTGAGTTATTTTTTATTAGAGGTAATCAAAACAATTCTACATTTGAACACCAATTGCCTTTACAAGGGTTAACAGCAGTAGAATCTTGGATTGTAGAAAGTGAGCAGGATAAAAGTAGAGCATACGATTTAAATGTACCAATTGGAACCTGGATGGTTTCTATGAAGGTAAATAATGACGATGTATGGAAACAAGTTAAAGCTGGTGAAGTAAAAGGATTTTCAATAGAAGGTTATTTTGCAGATAAAATAGAAAGACCAAATGAACCAGTTAAAGATGATTTGTCTGAATTAGAAGATGAATATTTACTAGAAGAATTAAAAGAAATTCTAGAAGAGCAAAACTTAGAGTCTTATTCGGATTACCCTGATGCAGTTTCTAATAATGCAAAACGTGGTATTGAGCTAAATAAGAAGATAAATAATAAATGTGCTACACAAGTAGGTAAAGTAAGAGCTCAGCAATTAGCTAAAAAAGAACCTATAACGGTAGAAACTATTAAAAGAATGTTTAGCTATTTATCAAGAGCAGCTGAATATTATAAAGAAGGAGACAATGAAGCATGTGGTACTATTTCATATTTATTGTGGGGTGGAAAAGCAGGTTTACGTTGGGCAGGATCTAAATTAAAAGAATTAGATTTATTAGAAGCATCATTAAAAAAACCATGTCATAAAGGTTATGAAATGATAGGATTTAAAAACAAAGATGGTAAAAGAGTTCCTAATTGCGTACCAATTAAAAAATGAGAAAAAACACATCATATAGAGTACACGTACAAGATACAGATCAAACAGAAGTAGATTCTGTAAATATAGAAAATGGTGCAATGTTACGTACCGATGACTATTTGTATATGGGTCATAATAACGAAAACGTAATTGTTTACCCACAAACTGGTGCAACTAATTTAGGTTGGGCAAGATATGACGATACAGAATATGATTCTAATTATAAACTAACACTTGTAGAAGATACAGAAGTGGTATTATCTAACAATGGTGGAAATGTAGTAAGAAGCCATTCAAGTATAAACTTTTATGATTCATCTACTCAAAAGGTATTAGGTGTCAATGAGAATGACGTTTATATTTTTACAGTAGCTTTTAAAGCATCTGCTGCTAATGCAAACCAAACATTCTTAGAATACAATTTAGAGGGTAGTGGTCAAATATCAAGAGTAGCAGGAACTATTGCTTACCCAAAAGGAAATGATGCAGAACACGTTGAAAACATAATGATGCAATATTACACAGATGCAACATTTGTCGCTGATGGAGTTCAATTAAAAGTTAACTCTGTTGGTGGTGATTCCTTAATATGGGATGTTATTTACTTCATACAACGTACACAAAACGCAGGATAATGAGAAACTATAAAGATAGAAACCCAAGTCCACAAAACGACAAAAGAGGATGTTTATGTAAAGACGGTAAAACCTATTCAAGAAAATGTTGTGATGGTAGCTTCCAAGCGCAAGGAATAGGAAATATAACTAAGATAGACTAAAAATATAACAAACATTTAAATAAATCATTTATATATAAAGCAATAATATGAAACCAACTGCAAATAAAATATCAACAAAACTATCTAAAATAAATGTCTCTTTAAGTTTACAGCAAGCAGAAAAAATTCTACAAGGCTTAAATGCTTATAAAAAATATGGTGATAAATTTGAAAAAGAAATTCAAGAATATAAAATGAAAATACTTGAAATTGATAGAGAAATTGATCAAGGTATAGATGAGATGAACAGGGATATAAAAAATTTAGATAAAGCTTTACAAGAAATTAGTGAAATGAAAAAAACAATTGGTAAAGATATTCCAGAGGCTCTTGGAGGTATTGAAAGAAGAGAAAAAGAAATACAATCTGGTATTAATAAATTAGAGGATTATAGTTCTATGTGGTATTATATTGCAAAAGAAGTACAAGGCCTTAAATAAAAATATAACGATTAAAGTATTAATTTATTGTAATAAATATGAAAGCGACAGATATGTTAAATAAAGTAAAAGAGCTTGTTGGGGTGGAGGCATCCGAAGAAGTTAAATTAGCACAAGCTACTCTTGAAAACGGAACTGTAATCGAAAGTGAAGAGTTTGCAGCAGGAAGTGAAGTATTCATTGTAACAGAAGATGAAAAGGTAGCTTTACCGATAGGTGAATACACTCTTGAAGATGGCGAAATGCTTAAAATAGAAGAAGAAGGTGTTATTGCATCTATTGGAGCAGCGGAAGAAGTTAAGGAAGCAGAAGCATCCGAAGAAGTAGAAGCTGCTGAAGAAGAAAAAGAAGAAATGAACTACGCTACTAAAGAAGATTTAGCAGAAGTCAAAGCGATGATTGATGAAATCAAGTCTATGATTGAACCTAAAAAAGAAGAAAAAGAAGAAATGAGCGAAGAAGTTTCTAAAGAAGAAGTTAAGGAAGTAAAAGAGGAATTAAGTGTAGTTGAAGAACCTATTGCTAAAGTAACTCACAATCCTGAAGCTGAGACTAAAAATAATTTAAACCTATTTGCACAGAAAAGAACATTGACTACTGCAGATAGAGTATTACAAAGAATTTCTAATATTAAAAAATAAATAAATTATGCCAACTACTACAAGTATTACAACTACTTATGCAGGTGAATTTGCAGGACAATATATTTCTGCTGCACTTTTAAGTGGTTCAACAATTGAAAATGGAGGGATTACAGTTAAGCCTAACATTAAATTTAAAGAAGTATTAAAAACTGTATCTACTGATGATATTGTAAAAGATGCATCTTGTGATTTTGATGCTACTTCTACTTTAACACTTGACGAAAGAGTGTTACAACCTGAGTATCAGCAAGTGAACTTACAACTTTGTAAAGCAGATTTCCAAAATGATTGGGAAGCTATTTCAATGGGTTATTCTGCATTTCAAAACTTACCTTCATCTTTTAGTGATTTCTTGATTTCTCACGTTGCTGCTAAAGTAGCGCAAAGAACTGAAACCTCTATTTGGGAAGGTTCTACTGCAACAAGCGGACAATTTGATGGGTTAACTACTCTATTGGATGCAGACACTGCACACACAGGAGGAAACAAAATCGCAGGAACCACTGTTGATGCTGCAAACGTAATTGCACAACTTGGTTCTATTGTAGATGCTATCCCAACTACTATTTATGGATCTGAAGATCTTAATATATATGTATCTCAAAATATCGCTAGAGCTTATGTAAGAGCTTTAGGAGGATTTGGAACATCAGGATTAGGAGCTAATGGTACAAATGCTATGGGAACTCAATGGTGGAACAACGGAAGTTTAACTTTTGACGGAGTTAAAATCTTTGTTGCAAACGGATTAGCAGATAATACAGCAATCGCTGCTGAAAAATCTAATCTTTATTTTGGTACGGGATTATTGTCTGACCAAAACGAAGTTAAAGTAATTGATATGGCTGATATCGATGGTTCTCAAAATGTGAGAGTCGTAATGAGATTTACAGCTGGAGTACAATACGGAATCGTAAGTGAAATCGTATCTTACGGAATCTAATATAAAAATAAACTAACTAAAGAGGGTGGGTAAGCCAAATTTGTGCCTACCTGCCCTTTTTTAATACAAAAAAACTATGGCTTGTGATTTAACAAAAGGTAGAAAAGAACCATGTAAAGATGTAGTTGGAGGTTTAAAAGCAGTTTATTTCGTTGATTTTGGCGATTTAGGTACTGTAACTAAGACTGACGATGAGATTACAGATTTATCAGGAACTTTTTCTGCATACAAATATGAATTAAAAGGTGGAAGTAGCTTTGAACAGGCTATAACGTCTTCAAGAGAGAATGGAACTACATTCTTTGATCAAACATTGTCTTTATCTCTTAAGAAATTAACTAAAGAAGATAATAAAGAATTGAAACTTTTAGCTTACGGTAGACCACACGTAGCAGTAGAAGATTATAACGGAAATGTATTTTTAATGGGATTAGCACATGGTTCTTACGTGAATGGAGGAACAATTGTTACTGGAGCTGCTATGGCAGATCTTTCTGGGTATACTCTTACATTAAATGCACAGGAATTAGAACCAGCTAATTTTGTTAGTGGTGCAACTGCAGCAGATCCTTTTGCAGGAATGGCTAGTGCAACTGCAA